GACCGCATCTTTGCGTCTTCTTCTGGCCCGCCGATTGCTGGTCTGTATGAACGGAGCGTGGACTGGGTATGGTGAAGAACACGCGGGGTTCAGCCGTAAGCACACGAAGGGGCTCGACAAGGATCGTGAAGGTCACTTCGAGAGCGTTCAGACACTCGTAGGTGATTCCATCTCCAGCCTCGCCTCTCAGGCGGAAGGTGAGGAGAACCGAATCATTCGTTGGCAGAACACTGGGTGTTCCGATGATGATGCTCGATACGTCGCTATTGAAGCGGCCAAGCAGGGAGTCATTGGATCCGCCGCCGTTCTCCGGGTGCTTGAACACTGGCAGACCCCAGAGCATCACGAGTTCCGAGATCGGAATGTCTGGTCTCTTGAGAATGCGTTCACATCGAATGACCGGGGCCGTAACCTCTTCACTCAAGGTTCTCGGATGTCAAGGCTCGACGGGATCATCAACGATCGGTTTGGGTACACCCCCATCGTCCCCGATAGCATGGATGAGGATTTCTCATTCGGGGAATCCCCGATCCCCGCTTCCGACTTCTAAATACCTCTTGGCGCAGCGGGGATCTGCGCGTTAGAACGGGAATGGGATCCCTCCTCCTGCATGGCTACGGCTATGTAGGGAGGGGGCGGTCCCAAAAAACGGATTGACACTAAGGAGGTAAAAATGCCAATAAGTAAACGAGGAGATTCATTTCAGGTCTCCATCACAATCAATGGACGGCGGGTCCGAAAAACTTTCCGTGACCGCTTCAAGGCTCAACAGTATGAGGCTGAGGTGAAAGCGGATCTGATGGCGGGGAGGGAACCAAAAGATCTGACGAAGAAATCGAAGAGAAAGGGAGTGCCCCTCACCGTTGGTGGGATGGCTGATCACATCTATGAGATGGAGTGGAAGTTCCAGAAGGCTGCGGACCACACTTACAACAGGGTGCAGAAGGTCGTCGATTACTTCGGAGAGAACACGCCACTAGAGGCGGTTGATGCGTTCGCGTTGGAAGCATATACGCTTCACCTAAGGAACAAGGAGGGCAACGGTCCTTCCACGATCAACCGAAAGATGGCGATCATCAGCAAGATACTCGGGTACGCCCACCGACATCAGGTGATCAAGTTCAAACCACATATCAAATCCCAGCGTGAGCCAGACGGCCGGATCAAATATTATACGAATGAAGAAGAGACGGCGTTGAATGATAAAATGCTGGAGTTGAGCGGCCCCGGAAACCATTTTGATTGCGTATCAGATTTCTTTACGATCTGCATCGACACCGGTATGCGACGAGGGGAATGCTTATCTATCGAATGGGAAGATGTTGATTTCGAGAAGCGTCAGGTTGTCTTGCCGGATCCAGATATGATCAAAGCAGCGTTACCGAGATCTATACCGATGACTACTAGAGTCTATGACATCTTGTCGAGACGAAAGTTGGATAAAGCAAAACGCAGTCGGCCTTTCATGTTCACGAGCCATCAACTCGACTTCCAAGTTCAGCGGTTCAAAGACGAGGTGGTGGAAACGGGCGAGAAGTACATGGATATTGAGGACGTCCCTCTGTTCCATACATGCCGACACACGTTCATCTCACGGCTGCTCCAGAAAGGAGTCCCGTTGACGACAGTGCGTGA